ACTGGGACTCTACGATGGACGTTTCTATCAATGTGGCTCTGGGCCGTGGGTCTGACACTGAGCGCATGATGATGTTGCGCCAGATTGGCGAAATGCAGAAAGAAGCCATGTCTACGATGGGCGCACAAAACCCGCTGACCAGCATGGATAAGCTTTACAACACGTTGGCTGAAATGACCCAGTTGGCAGGGTTTAAGGACGTAAGCAAGTTCTGGAGCGATCCTGTTAACTTCCGTCCGTCTCCGCAGCAGGATGAGCCTGATATTAACGAGCAGTTAATTGATGTGCAAATCCAGCAAATTCAGGCTGACATCCAGAAAAAAGCTGCCGAGCTTGCATTGAAGCGCGAGCAGATGCAGATGGAAGATGATCTGAAGCGCGACCAGATGGAAATGGATCTTTACGTTACTGCTGAGGAGCTTCGAGCAAAATACGGCACTCAGTTGCGGGTTGAGGACATTAAAAAGTCCACTGCAATAAGCCGTGAAAGCATGAAAGCACAGTCTGAGCTAATTAAGGAAGCTGTACGGGATGAAGAAGTCTGACCAACAGATTTTGGACGAGGGTCGCAAGGCCAAGATTATTCTTGACGACGAAGACATTCAGTCAGCATTAAGCGAAATACAGGCTGCTTGCTTTATTGATTTTCGCTCGACCAAGATGACAGACATTGAGGCATTGCAGCAGTCACATGCTGCGTGCGCTGGGGTAGAGATGTTGCAGGCCGCGCTCCGTGCGCGGGTTGATCGCGCGCAACTTGTAGAAAAGCGCAAAAAATAGTAAATAGGAAACTAACAAATGGCAGATACCAGTAACCCGCAGCGCGGGACTGATCTCCGTTCAGCTCAAGCCGCTATCATGGAATTGATGAGTCCACCCTCTGAAGAGGGCACGAACGAACCAGTTCAAGAGGCGCAAGAAGAGCAGACCACTGAAGAAGTGGCAGCCGATTACGACGAGCCAGTAGATTCTGGCGAGGAGTATGAAGCAGCCGAGGAAGCAGAGTACGACGGCGAAGAGTACGACGACGAACCTCAAGAAGCCCGCACCTACAAAGTTAAGGTTAACGGGCAGTATGAAGAGGTAAGCGAAGACGAGCTAATAGCCGGATATTCACGCCAATCGGATTATACGCGGAAGTCTCAGGAAGTTGCAGAGCAGCGCAAGTTGTTCGAGCAGCAAGCGTCTGAGGTGGATGCGGAGCGTCAACAGTATGCCGCGCTTTTGCCACAGTTGCAGCAGCAGCTAATGGAAGCAACGCAGAACGAACCGGATTGGGACACGCTGTACGAGCGTGACCCGTTAGAGGCCACCAAGCTAGAACGGCAGTGGCGCGTAGCCAAAGAACAAAAGCAGGCTCAGTTGCAGGCCGTGGAAGCGGAACAATCGAGACTGGCGGAGTTGCAGGCAAAGCAATATCAGCATCAAATGCTGGCCAGACAGGCAGAAGAGACAGAAAAACTGCCTCACTTGATCCCGTCTTGGCGCAATTCGGATGTAGCAAAAAAAGAAGCCGGTGAAATCCGGGGGTTTTTGCTTGAAAATGGCTTCCCAGAAAACGAAGTCGATAACATCCAAAGCGCAGCAATCGTAGCTATGGCTCGCGACGCAATGCTTTTCCGCAAAGGCCGCACCGCAGTAAACAAAAAGGCCCAGGTTGGCGAACAACCGAGGCCTATGAAAGCTGGGTCTAGAGGCACGAAATCTAAGAAAACCGACGTTGACAAGGCGCGCAAGCGTCTACGCCAATCGGGGAACCTGCGCGACGCAGCGGACCTCATTCTTAAGAGTGGTCTAACGTAGGAGATAACAATGGCCATCGTAGCAAATACGTTCTTGCACTACACTGCAAAGGGCATCCGCGAAGATCTCGCGGACGTAATCGCAAACATTTCGCCTGAAGAAACGCCTTTTCAGTCGAACATTGGCACCGTTGATGTAACTAACACCACCTTTGAGTGGCAGACAGACTCGCTTGCCGCAGCAAGCGCGACTGCCCGCATTTCTGGTGATGATGTTGCAAGTTTCGATGCCACTACGGCAACGACTCGACTGAGCAACGTCACGCAGATTCTGCGCCGGACAATGGTCATCGAAGACAACTTGGACTTCGTTGATAAAGCTGGCCGTGACTCGGAAGTTGCTTATCAGGCTGCCAAGAAAGGCAAAGAGCTGAAGCGTGACGTTGAAACCATGCTCTGCGGCGTTAACAACGCCAAAGTGACTGGTAGCTCAGCGGTGGCTCCAGAAACTGCTTCTCTGTCGGCTTGGATTGCAACCAACACCAACAAGGCTACCGCAGGTTCGCCTGCTGACCCAACCGGCGACGGCACTGACGCTCGTACGGACGGCACGCAGCGTGCGTTCACTGAAGCAATGTTGAAAGACGTTGTCCAGAAAGTCTGGAATGCTGGCGGCGACCCCACCATGGTTATGGTCGGATCGTTTAATAAGCAGGCAGTATCGGGGTTTGCCGGTATCGCAGCTCAGCGTTACATGGCTCCAGGCGATGGCCCTACTACGATCATTGGTGCGGCTGACATTTACCTGTCTGACTTTGGCGAAATGTCGATTGTTGCGAACCGCTTCTCGCGCTCTCGCGACGCCTACGTCATCGATCCTGAGTATGTGGCTGTTGGCGTTCTGCGTCCAATCCAGATGGTTGATCTGGCCAAAACTGGTGACGCAGAGAAGCGTATGGCGATCTGCGAGTCTGGCTTGATGGTTAAAAATGAAGCCGCACACGGCATCGTTGCTGACCTGACCACCTCGTAACTGAGGCAATGATAAAGCGGGCGACCTAAGGGTCGCTCGCAACAAATGGAGGGAACGATGCGCAAGATACTTGATCACGATGAACTTACCGGGATCACCAAACTTTGGCACGTTGACCCCACAACAGGTTCTGTAACCGTAGAAACGAGACAGGACATTACCTCCATCGCTAATGCTAATAAGCGCGCTCGGAACGAGATTGATGCGCGCACGCCTCATGGCGATGTCAGCAAGGTCGCATCTTTACCATTAGCAGTGTATTATGACCTCAAGCGAAAGGGCATTCTTGATGACAAGAAAGCTCTGCGCAAATGGTTGAATGACAGCAATAACCAGGTATTTCGTACTCGCGAGGCAACACTGTGAGCATATCCACATACTCTGAGTTAAAAACCTCTATTGCTGATTGGGTTGTCCGCACGGATTTGACCAGCGTTATCCCTGATTTCATTACTCTGGCTGAGGCTCAAATGAACCGTGAGGTTCGCGACCGCCGGATGATTAAGCGAGCTACCGCAGCGATTGATGCTGGATATACCGCAGTCCCAACCAACTGGATTGAAAACGTGCGGTTTCAGCTCAACACAACTCCCATTGTTACGTTGGAGTTTGTTACTCCTGATCAAGCCGCTGAAGAGCAGAGGCTGGACAGCAGCAATGGCCGCCCTCAGTTCTTTACGATGATTGGGGAAGAGTTCCAGGTCGTGCCATCGCCAGACAGTTCGTACACGGGTGAGCTTACTTACTACGAAAAAATCCAAAGCCTGTCTGATAGCAACACATCCAACTGGATGCTGGAAAACCACCCGGACATTTATTTGTATGGATCGCTGATGCAGGCGGCCCCGTATTTGGATGATGACGAGCGCATCTCAACATGGAGCGCGCTTTACAGCCGCGCTATTGAAAGTTTGAACGTATCTGATCAGCGCGCGCGGATTGGGTCTTCGTCGATTAGGATGCGCGCAAAGGCGATGGGGTAAAATGGCTACACTGAACAATAGAGTTTTTGACAACGGGCTTTCTACTCTAACCAATGAGGCAGATCGTTTGGACATTTGCTCGCAGGAGCCAACTACGTATGCGGAGGCAACGTCTACATACACGCTTGGCAACGACACGTCATTTACCGTTCCGTCGCCAAGTGATCGGACTGACGGTGGGCGTAAGGTCACGATTCCTGCTATTTCCGATGCTACTGTTACAGGCACAGGGACAGCAACTCACTATGCGCTTGTTGACGTCAGCGAAAGCCGACTGCTTGTGACTGGTTCTATGAACGCTTCTCAAAGCGTTAACTCTGGCAACACTTTCAGCACCGATTCGTTTGACATCGGCATTCCTGATCCAGCCTAAGGTGCAGCATGACCGTCTATGCAAACAGAGTTAAAGTTTTAACGTCTACTACTGGCACCGGCACCATTACGCTTGGCGCTGCAACTAATGGGCACCAGACGTTTGCGGATGGCGGCGTTACAAACGGCCAAACCGTTGAGTACGTCATTGAGGACAGCAATGCGTTTGAAATAGGCACGGGCACTTACACAGCGTCTGGGACTACTCTTTCTCGTACTCTTGTCGAAAGCAGCACTGGCTCGCTTCTGAACTTGAGTGGGTCTGCGGTAGTTTTCTTGGGTGCCCATGCGTCTGTTTTTAACAAACTTGACGGGATAGAAGCAGGCGCTGATGTAACCGACACAACAAACGTCACTGCTGCTGGCGCTTTGATGGACAGTGAGCTAACCAGCGAGGCTTCTGTTAAGGCTCTTAATCAGGGTGTCGCCACAACTGATGGCCCGACTTTTGCAGGAATAACTTCTACTTCGCATGTTTCCCTAGGCGACAACGATGAGTTGCGCTTTGGTGATAGCAACGATTTGATCATTAAATTTAACGGGACTAATGGCAACGTTACCGCTGCTACCGGAAATTTGTATCTAACTAATATAGCGAACGATAAAGACGTCTATATCCAGTCTGACGACGGCTCTGGCGGTATTACAAATTACTTCGCTGCTGATGGCTCTACCGGCGAAGCCCAGCTTTTCTATTACGGCTCAGAGAGACTAGCCACCTCAAGCACGGGTGTTGTGGTAACTGGCAACGTTGCCCTCGGGGACAACGATGAGTTGCGCTTTGGTGCTGGCAACGATTTGATCCTAGAGCATAACGGTAGCAACGGCGACATCCGTAACAGTTCTAATGATCTACTTATCCGTAATCTCGCCGACGACCGAGACGTCAACATCCAATCTGATAACGGCTCAGGCGGAACAGCAACTTACTTCAAGGCCGACGGTTCTTCTGGTGAAGCCCAGCTTTTCCATTACGGCTCAGAAAAGCTAAACACCACAAGCTCAGGTGTCACTATTACTGGTGCGCTATCAAAAACCTCCGGCTCGTTTAAGATTGACCACCCGCTCAAGCCAGAAACGCACCACCTTGTTCACAGCTTTGTCGAAGCCCCGCAGGCTGACAACATCTATCGTGGAAAAGTTTCGCTCGTTGACGGCTCTGCAACGGTCAACCTCGACGAAGCTGGTCGCATGACAGAGGGGACATTTGTTGCGCTGAATGGCAACATCCAGTGTTTTACAAGCAACGAAGACGGATGGACAGCAGTTCGTGGTTCAGTCTCTGGCAACACCCTGACCCTCCAAGCGCAGGACGCCTCCTGCACAGACACGGTTTCATGGCTTGTGATTGGCGAGCGTCACGACCCTCACATGCTGGATACTGACTGGACAGATGCCGCAGGCAGAGTAATCACCGAGCCTGAAAAGCAAACAGAAGAGGGCGAATAAAATGGCAATTGCATATCACTGGCAGATTTTTACCTGCGAACATGACATTGCAACCGGCGGCATCAACGCTGTTACTTGGCGCTGCACTGCTTCTGAGACTGTAGGCGAAATCGAATACAAAGCCATTAAAGACGGTAGCATCTTCCTAACGCCAGACCCGTCAAGCCCAGATTTCGTAGCTTACGCTGATGTCACCGAGGCGATGGCGCAGGGTTGGGTCTGGGATCAAATCAACCAAACGGACACTGAAGCTGCACTGGCTACGGACATCAACGCCCAGAAGAACCCGGTGACCGCCAGCGGCAATCCTTGGGACGCGGAGTAAGCCATGAACCTGCAAGTCGAGCATATATTTGGCGTGGTCGTACTGGGCATCCTGTCATGGGGCAGCCTGCAAGTGTACAACATGAACGCCGAACTCTCGCTGGTTTCTTACCGAGTTTCAGAAAACTACAACATGATTAAGCCTATGTGGCAGGACTTCTTGGTTAGAACTGAGCCTGTTCACGCGGCTAAACAGAGCCACTAGTAGCAAAAGTTTAAGGGGGCATAAATGCTTGGGTTTACCCCATTAGCCGCTGCGCCTATCGCGGATGATGCAGGCTCTTACATTACGCTTCTTGGCGTAACCACAGGCGCGCCTGTAGTCCCAAACTTAACCGCACAAATAAATCATTCGCTTGCCCTGGATGATGTAACAACTAGTGCGCCTACAGTCGCCAGCCTAAACGCGCAGATAAGTTATTCGTTTGTTACAAACAACGTAATAACTGGTGCGCCTGTGCTGACGGGCCGGTGGCAGTGGGTTGTGCAGCCCGATGACACGCAAAACTGGACTGATGTACCCGAAGTAACCGATGTATGGAGCAGTGCAGCATGACAAACCAGATCATAAACGATATCGCAGAAAGTCAAATTGGCGTTGTGGAATGGGGCGAGGGCAGCAATCCTGCCGTTGTTAAGTACTATGAAGAGTCGGGTCATGCTGAGGTGCAGGACGACGCGACGCCATGGTGCGCTGCTTTTGTTGGATCTGTCCTAAGCCGTGCGGGCGCCCAGCCTACCGGCTCTCTTTTGGCCCGCAGTTATGAAAAGTGGGGCACAAAAGTTGCCTCGCTGAACGAAGCTAAAAAAGGCGACGTTATTGTAATTTCGCGCGGCACAAAGTCTTGGCAGGGCCATGTAGGCTTTTACGCTGGGCACGACGCCAACAACATTCACATCCTGGGCGGCAACCAGAGCGATAGCGTTTGTGTTGCTAATTATGCTCGCAGCCGGTTGGTTGCCATTAGGCGCGCTCCACAGCCTAAGACAAAAATG